TCCTTGGTAAGGACGAGGTCACCGGTTCAAGCCCGGTTAGCAGCTCCAGGAAAAAGCCTTTAAACTGCGTAAATGCGTGGTTTAAAGGCTTTTCTTTTTTTTGTCTGATATTTTGTGATGTGGCGTGAATTTTTGACTTAACGTACAACGTAACGTACAATGAAAAATTAGGTCAAAAGCTATTTTTTAAGCTTTGACATTTCCTGCACTAACGCTGCCCTGTCCTGTCCCGAATGGTTATATATGTCAGCAGTAGTTTCATACTTGGCGTGACCAATGATCTTCTGCAATTTTTCGGGCTGCATACCGCAGTCGGCTGATATGGTCGCAAATGTGTGACGGCAGCAATGTGGCGTTATCTCTGTTTCGTACCTCTCGGTTGTCCTGCCGTTTTTTAGTTTGATAACAGTCGGCGGCGGAATTATGCCGCACTCGGCGAGAGCAGGATAAAAATTTCTTTTGCGAAAATTATTGACGTCACCGCTGAGCAAAAGCTGTGTGCAGCTCTCGTTGTACCAGCTCTCAACAAAGCTTTTTATCTCAGATATCTGCGGCGGTAAAGGAACTATCCTGTCTTTGCCTGCTTCGGTCTTGATGCCGCCGATAATGTATCCCTCATCAAGGTGTACATTCTCTTTGAGTATGGTAAACACCTCGCCGATACGAAAGCCTGTGTAGATCATAAACAGTATGATCTGAACGGACTTGTCATCTGAATGTTTCCACAGCTTTTCACGCTCTTCACCGGTGAAGATACGGCGCTCTTTTTTGACCTCTTTCGGCAGGACGATAAAGCTTGCATAGTTCTTGTCGATTATGTCATTCTGAGCGGCATATTTGCACAGCTGCGAGCATAGCTGTTTTATCTTTGCACACTGGGAGCGGCTGAACTGCTTTGCACAATCGTCCACACAACGCTGATAATCGGCTGTTTTAAGCTCTGCTATTCGTCTGCCTGCAATGCTGTCAAGGTATCTCCAAGCCGTCTTATAACCCTGCTCACCGCTGCTTGTGAGGCTTTCAAAATGCTTTGCACTCCATTTTTCATAGACCTGTGCGACGGTTAAACTGCCATAAGGTATATGAATGCTGTTGAAGTACTTGTCAAGAGCAGCCTGAGCCTGTGTGTAAGTTGTAAAAGCACCTAAGTATCTCTCCCCTGCTCCCCCTATTGTGGCAGGAGTATAGGCAATATACGGATTATCACGGCAGTCAGTTCTATGCCTTATACAGCCTGCACCTCGTGGTCTGCGGCGGACTTTTCGTTTTGTGGTCTCCTGCTTTTTACCGCAGAAGTTACAATAAAGTGAACCTTCGGAAATTTCCTTACGGCATTTTTTACATAGCATATATTCCTCCTATTCTTGACACTTCCTCGAAAGTGTGCTACAATAAAAGGGCAAAATTCGCCCTTTCGTGGTTGTTGGGTTTTGTTCATTCTGAGCTGATATTGTCAATATCAGTTCACCTGTCCTCTGAGTGCTGTCAACGCTCGGAGGACTTTTTTGTTTTTAATGGCATACATCACAAGCTGTGTATCCTGCTTGTATTGCCTGCTCCTTAGTCATTGCCATACAGCTGTCGCTGTAGTATCTGCAAGATTTTGTGTGGTATTTATCACCTGTCGGCGTGATATAAACAATCTCCTGCTGCTTAGCAGTGGTAGTAGTTTCTGTTGTGGTCTCAGGTGGCTCGGTTTCAGTTTCGGTGGTAGTCGCAGTTGTTGTTTCAACTTTTTCACCCATATCAACCGTAATAGTTACAGGTTCTGACGTTACGCCGTCATATGTAGCCGTGATATCAGCAAAGCCGTCTTTGAGAGGAATAATCTCATATATGACCTGAGCATAATTGGAATCCTTATACTCTATCTTGCAAATATCGTTGTTTGAAATCTGTATTTCAGGCGGTGATATCTCGTTGGCTTTCTTTCCATCTACTTTCAAATATAGATTAGGAATATAAGCTTTTGAGTTGACCGAGATATCGGACTGTGTCCATTCAAGCGTAACACTACTGCCATTGCCATTCTTGTTTTTGCCTATAACAACAGCCATTACAAGGCATATCATTATAAAAATTATACCTATGCAAGCAGCAACTATCAAGCAGCCACTTGGCTTAGCTGCACCTGTGGAACTACCACGAACTTTTCTACCTTTTGCTTTTGACTTTGAACGTGACTTCTCCTTGCCTCCTGATGTAGTGGTATATGATAGCCCCGTTCCAGGTATACCGAAAGTGCTTGTCCGCCGACCTTTACTGTTCAGTGTAAATCTTGCTCCTTTTCCGCCAAAGCTGACGCCAAAAGACTTCTTGTTTAAATTGAGTCGTGTATGTTTGCCAAGCTTTATGCTCTTGCGAAATCTTAACCCCATAACAAAATTCCTCCTCAAAACCGACATTTGTAAACAATTTATGAAATCATTTACAATGTATTAAATTGGTGATATAATGTATTCGTAACCATGCAGGAGAAAATTCTGCGTGTATTCCCCTTGTCGATATTCCCAGTATCGGCAGGGGATTTTTTTGCCCTCATATTTCTTGTTTTTCTGGACACCATAATAGCGGTGATGATATTGTATATAGAAAATCGACTTTTGGAAATTAGAAAGTCACGTCGTATGACACTGCGTCAGCTTTCCGAAATCTCAGCGGTCAGTCGTTCTGACATAAACCGTATTGAACGTGGCGAAACAGACCCACGGATTTCAACCGCCTTGCTTTTGGCTGATGTGTTAGAATGTTCAGTTGACAACTTGTTTATATTGCATAAATAGTGTCCCTTATTTGCAACTTTATTGCTTTTTTCGTCAACAAATACTATAATTGGAATATAACCTATTATATGCTGTCCCTGTGATAGTATAGCATTTTTGCGTATGTTTTGCAATACTTTTTTTTGACAGCTATATTGTAGTCCGATTTTTAGGACAGCACATAAAAATGGTATTGACAGCCGCAATAACATAGTGTATAATAGGTTTATCGAACATATGTTTTTAGAAGGCTAAAAAAGCCGGGGGTACACATGAAAAAAAGTAGAGAACAAAAGCAAGCAGAACTGGTCGAAATGATTTATAAGCTCCTCTTTGGAGGAGAGGGTCACGTTGTTAGTGATCCCTCTTCCAAAGAAGATACTGTACATAGTCATACAGCTCGTTCAGCTCCTCATCACTGAGACCTGTGAGAAAATCATTTATTTTTGCCTTCACCTTATCCTCATTGGATAGGGTGTTTTTCTTTTCCGCGACATAATCGTCAAAAAATTCCTCGGGATTACATTGCAAAAAATTACAAATTTTCAAAAACAGCTCGATTTCAACTCTTGAAGCGTCTCTTGTGATGATACTACTGACTGTCGATTTTGATATGCCCAGAGCTTTTGCTAGTTCAGCTTGTTTGACGTCTTTTTCAATCATTTTGCGTTCTAGCAATTTACCAAACCCCACTTTATCACCTCCTGCTATTATTTATTATACCATTAAAATGCTAAAACGTCAATATATTTGTACGCATTTTCGTATTTTTGTAAAAACTTTGTATATTGTGTCCGAATTTGCGTACTATTTTTGTGCAAATAGCAGAACGTTCGCAAGTGAGTACAAATTTTCTTGACAAGGTACGCAAATTCGTATATAATAGGATTAATGAAACGCAAATGCGTACAAAAAGGAGGTAATCAAATGTATCAAAATTTGCTGGACAATCTAAAAAAGAAGGGCATATCAATCAACGCCGCTGCAACCCTCATCGGTATGCCGGAGGCAACTTTCAGGACAAAAGCGTATGACCGCAGTTTCTATTTTGAAGAGGCTATGATTATTAAACGCAACCTGTTCCCTGAGCTGGATATCTGCTATCTGTTTCAGCGTGATGATGAAACAACAGAACAGCCGAAAGAATAAACGGACAGAAAATGAGGGGTGAGAAAGTGGAACAGAAAATTACTGCTATTCCAAGAGGGTGTGACAGTGCCAGGGTTGAGAAGGTGATCGTAACAAGAGCCTTGAAAGGTGCAGGAACAGAAAATGACCCCTGTAGAGAGGTCATTCAGTATTGGACTCTTGACGGAAAATTGCTCTGCGAAAAGGATTAATCAAGCTTTTAAAAGGAGGTACAAGAATGAAACTGTACAAGGTAACGACGATAAGTGACTTTAATGTCAGAGAGGTGTTCACAGTTCATGCAGATAGCAAGCGTGAAGCTATCATGAAGGCATATGACACGAACATGGACGGAAATATCGTTGCAATCGAGGAGGTGGACTAAATGCTCAGAGTGATATCATCGGTAGAAGCGGTGGAACGGCTGAAAGCCGCAGGCTTCAACACAAACGTGAACAGGCTGAACGCAGGGCTCAGACAGGGCGTGTATCCTTTCGGCTGTGCCATTAAGCTTAACGAGTATGTATATGAGATATACTCAACGCTGCTTGACAAGTGGATAGCAGAGAGATCAGAAAGGACGTGAGAAAATGATAGCCGTACTAGAGATAATCAGATGTGCCGCAGCGGTAGCGCTCTTGGTGGTGCTTACAATTTATGTAGCGTACAGGTGGTATGTAAGCGTAAAAGAAACTGCCTACGAGAATGCAGAGGAGAGCATTAAGCGTGCAGTGAGAGAAGCAGGCAGACCAGTGGTCAAGGTCGAAGTTGAAATGAAAGGAAAGTGGTAATGAGCATCGTAGGAATACTGCTGATAACAATAGCCGTGCTTGCAGGGATAGATGTAGTGATGTATTTTGTGCTGAGCGTGGTGGATAGGCACTGGGAGAAACGTTTTGAAAATGAGGAGGATAAGAACAATGAAAGTTCTGATAGCCTGTGAAGAATCACAAGAGGTCTGCAAGGCATTTCGTGCAAAAGGGCACGAAGCATATAGCTGCGATATTCAGATGTGTTCAGGCGGTCACCCTGAATGGCATATCTTAGGCGACGCTCTGGCTGTTATCAACGTCAATGCAGATTTTACCACTTGCGACGGGCAGACACATACGGTAGACAAATGGGATTTGCTGATAGCTCATCCGCCGTGTACATATCTTAGCAACGCAGGGGCAGTACGGCTGTACAAAAAAATTAATGAAAAAAGATACATTGATCTTGAAAGATTTGAAAATGGACAAGACGCAAAAGAATTTTTCCTGAAATTTATTCATGCACCTGTTGAAAAAATAGCTGTTGAAAATCCAATCCCGTCTGGAGTATATCGGTTGCCGAAATATACGCAGACTATACAGCCATATGAATATGGACACCCATACAGCAAAAAAACGTGTTTGTGGCTGAAAAATCTGCCTAAATTGACACCGACAAATGTTGTTAAACCCATATGTTCATGGGTATCAGGCGGTAGCAAAAAGGCGGACGGCACTGCACGTACAAACTGCGGAATGGTTCGTAACAGCAAGACAAGATCCAAAACATTTCCAGGCATAGCACAAGCAATGGCTGAACAATGGGGAAAGATTGAGGAGGACGAAAACGATGATAGTGATGAGAGAGGTATTTAAGAGGGACAAGCCCCTTGACAACGGCAGTGGAGCGGTAAGCCTTTGCGTGTTCCATTCAAATGTCAAGCCTGACGAATGCGGTGCGCTGACAGTAACGCCAACGAAGGATTACTGCCGCAGATGTGCGTTCTACAAGACCCGTGAGGATTTCGACAGAGGGCTTGGCGATGCCGCAAGGTCGCTCCGTGAGAAAGGGATTGAACCTGTGAAGAAGATGGACTATGACGGCAAGCAGTATATGAGCGTAAGACTTATTGGAAAGGAGAATGACGATGATAACGAAAGAGGAGTTTGAAGAGGCGGTAAACTGCTGTACAGGATTTACTGTTAGTTGCGAAAATTGTCCGCTAAGCGAAAAAGATTTTAAGTGTGGTGTGTATTTGGCAGAGTACCTAAAAGAAAACGGGCCTGCACCTGCGGCAACAGGCACAAGCTCGGAGGTGGTATCAAAAGATACCGATAACATACAAATTGATGATAGCACAAAAGAACAGATTTGTCAAGCATATGATACCGCAGACAAAGCCTGTACAGATATACTCGATATCTACGAAGGAATGCCGGCATGTGAGCGTAGAGCTTTTGATATCGGAGAAGTGTACGGAAAAATATGCAGCACAAGGGATAAGCTTGAAAATATGAGAGGAGAGAACTAAAATGTCAGTAAAAATAAACTCGCTTGAATTTGAGAACGTAAAGAAAATAAAAGCCGTACAGCTTGAGCCTGCAAAGAATGGACTTACTGTTATCGGCGGTAAGAACAGGCAGGGCAAGACCTCTGTCCTTGACGCTATCGCTTGGGCACTTGGGGGAGACAAGTATAAGCCGTCCTCTCCCCAGCGTGAGGGGTCTGTTGTCGAACCGCACTTGAAGATCACCCTCGACAACGGTATAGTAGTGGAGCGTTCAGGCAAGAACAGCTCCCTCAAAGTCACCGACAGCACAGGCAAAAAAGGCGGTCAACAGCTTTTGAACAGCTTCGTTGAGCAGTTCGCACTTGACCTGCCGAAGTTCATAAATCAGTCAAGCAAGGAAAAAGCTTCAACTCTGCTGAAAATAATCGGTGTGGGCGATACGCTCTATCAGTTGGAGCATAAGGAACATTCCCTCTATGACCAGCGTACCGCTATCGGCAGGATAGCAGACCAGAAGTCTAAGTTTGCAAAGGAAATGCCCGTGTATGCAAACGTTCCTTCCGAGCCTGTTTCGGCTTCGGAGCTTATCAGACAGCAACAGGATATACTTGCTCGCAACGGCGAAAATCAGCGTAAGCGTGACCAGAAAGAATACTACGAAAAGCAGTTGGAGCTTGCTAAGTCCGCCTATGAACGTGCAAAAGCAAGCTATGAAGCGGCAGCGAACAACTTCAAGCTTGCAAGCCTTGACGCAGAAAACCTCTTGGACGAAAGCACAGCGGAGCTTGAAAAGAATATCTCAGATATTGAGGAGCTGAACAAGAAGATAAGAGCAAACCTTGACAGGGAAAAAGCTGAGATAGATGCTGAGGACTACCGTTCACAGTATACATATCTCACTGAGCAGATAGAGGACGTAAGGCAGGCAAAGACTGACCTGCTGAGCGGTGCCGACCTGCCCCTTGAGGGTCTTTCCGTTGAGGACGGAGAGCTGCTGTATAACGGGCATAAGTGGGACAGTATAAGCGGAGCTGAACAGCTTATCGTCGCTACCTCTATCGTGAGAAAGCTCAACCCTGACTGTGGTTTTGTCCTGCTGGACAAGCTTGAACAAATGGATACCGACACCCTTGATGACTTCGGCAAGTGGCTTGAAGCACAGGGCTTGCAGGCGATAGCCACAAGAGTTTCCACAGGTGACGAGTGCAGTATCATTATCGAGGACGGCAGGTCAATGGACAACGAAAAAGAAGAAAACACAGAAACGAAAACTTGGAAAGCAGGTGCATTTTAATGTATGAGATAACATCAGGAGTTGTAAGCTCCGCACAGAAAGTCGTGATATATGGTCCTGAGGGCATAGGCAAATCCACCTTTGCGGCTCAGTTCCCCGACCCTGTATTTATTGATACAGAGGGCAGCACAAAGAAGCTGAACATCAGACGTTTTCCTAAGCCAACAAGCTGGGAAATGCTCAAAAACGAGGTAAAGGAAGCTATGAATGGCAGGCTCTGCAAGACCCTTGTCATTGATACATTTGATTGGGCTGAACAGCTTTGCATTGAAACTATCTGCTCGGCACATCAGAAGAAAGGCATTGAAGATTTCGGCTACGGCAATGGCTATGTTTACGAGAAAGAGGAGATAGGCAAGTTTCTTAATCTCTTGCAGGAGGTAGTTGACAGCGGTATCAACGTTGTACTTACGGCTCACGCTCAGATGAGAAAGTTTGAACAGCCTGACGAGCTGGGCGCTTATGACCGCTGGGAGTTAAAGCTCGGCAAGAAAACTTCTTCTCAGATATCGCCTCTTGTGAAAGAATGGGCAGATATGGTGCTGTTTGCAAACTACAAAACATATGCAGTAGCTGTGGATAAGGACGGCAAGAAGTTCAAGGCTCAGGGCGGTGACCGTGTTATGTACACCACACATCACCCTTGCTGGGATGCTAAAAATCGTGACGGACTTCCGTCTGAAATGCCTTTTGAGTATAGTGGTGTAGCTCATCTGTTTGTGTATACACAGCCTGCTGAAATGCCTAAGCCTGTGCCTGCACCGACAGTTCAGACAGCACAGCCTACACAGACCGCACAGACTGCCACACAAAAATCGGACGAGCCTCTTACTGATCTCAGCGGCTTTGAGGACGTTGCACCACCTATCGTTATCCCTGATGGCATACCGAAAGCGCTTGCAGACCTTATGAGAGCCAACAACGTAAGCGAATCGGATATACGTCTTGTGGTATCTCAGAGAAACTATTTCCCTTATGATACTCCTATCACAAACTATCCTGACGACTTCGTGCAGGGCTGTTTGATAGGCGCTTGGGAGCAAATGCTGCCGCTTATTAGAGAAAATCAGAAAGTACCATTTTAAAAGGAGGACAACACTATGGATAATTTTATGGAATACGGCTGGGAAGATGAGATAGTCAACGAGGGTGGGGACTTTGTTCTGCTCCCTGAGGGGGACTATGACTTCACCGTTGCAAAGTACGAACGTGCAAGACACGAGGGGTCGGCAAAAGTGCCGCCCTGCAATATGGCAAAGGTCACATTCACCATTTGGGGTGCAGAGGACAGCGTGGAGATAACAGAGAACTTCTTCCTTTGCAACAAGTTTGAGTGGAAGCTCTCAGCACTTTTCCTGGCTCTCGGTCTGAAAAAACACGGCGAACCGCTGAAAATGAACTGGAACGCTATCACAGGCAAAAAGGGCAAGTGTCACGTCTACGTTGACAACTACAAGAACAAGGACGGTGAGGACAGGCAGTCCAACAAGATAAAGAAGCTTTATGCCTATGATGAGAATGTGACTACCGTTCAGCCTGCTCAGACGCAGACGCCGCAGTATAGTCAGCCTGCTCAGACAGGTGGCTGGAAAGCCGGTGCGTTCTGATGATGAATTTAAGACCATATCAAAACGAGGCTAAGCTTGCTATACTCGAACAGTGGTCTGAGGGAATAAACAAAGTCCTTGCAGTTCTGCCGACAGGAACGGGAAAGACAATACTTTTCTCGGCTGTTACGGAAGAATGTGTGCGGCAGGGTAAGCGTGTGCTTATCCTTGCCCACAGGGGCGAGCTGCTCGACCAGGCGGCGGACAAGCTTATGAAGTCAACAGGGCTTGGCTGTGCCACCGAAAAAGCAGAGCAAAGCTGTTTAGGCTCTTGGTATCGTGTGGTAGTAGGCTCAGTTCAGACCCTTATGCGTGAGAAAAGGCTCAAAGGCTTTTCGGAAAATTACTTCGATACCATTATCATTGACGAGGCTCATCACGCTATCTCAGACGGCTATCAGAGAGTGCTTGACCATTTTCCAAAGGCTCAGGTGCTTGGTGTGACGGCTACACCTGACAGGGGCGATATGAAGAACTTAGGCTCGGTGTTCGACAGCCTTGCATATGAATACACCCTGCCACAGGCTATCAAAGAGGGCTATCTTTCACCTATCAAGGCTATCACCATACCGCTGAAACTTGACCTTTCAGGAGTATCAACTCAGGCAGGAGATTTCAAGGCAAGTGATATCGACACGGCACTTGACCCTTATCTTTATCAGATAGCTGATGAAATGCTTAAATACTGTAAGGAACGCAAGACAGTTGTGTTCCTGCCGCTTGTCAAGACCTCTCAGAAGTTCCGTGATATCCTTATCAGCAAGGGTTTCAACGCCGCTGAGGTCAACGGAGAAAGCACAGACAGAGCGGAAATACTTGAAGCTTTCGACAAGGGCGAATACAATGTGCTGTGCAACTCAATGCTCCTCACAGAGGGCTGGGACTGTCCGTCAGTAGACTGCGTTATCGTGCTAAGACCAACAAAAGTGCGTGGACTTTACTGTCAAATGGTAGGCAGAGGCACAAGGCTCTGCGAGAGAAAGACAGAGCTTTTACTGCTTGATTTCCTATGGCACACAGAACGCCACGAGCTTTGCAGACCTGCACACCTTATCTGTCAGAATGAAGAGGTCGCTGAGAAAATGACCGAAAATCTTGCCAATGAGGCAGGCTGTGCAGTGGATATCGAAGAGGCAGAAAAACAGGCAAGCGAGGACGTTGTGGCACAGCGTGAAGAGTCTTTGGCAAAGCAGCTCAAAGAAATGAAAACACGCAAGCGAAAGCTCGTTGACCCTTTGCAGTATGAAATGTCCATACAGGCTGAGGACTTGTCCTCTTACGTTCCTGCTTTTGGCTGGGAGTGTGCTCCTGCTACCGACAAGCAGAAAGCAAAGCTTGAAAAACTGGGCATTTTCCCTGACGATATAGACAACGCAGGCAAGGCAAAGCTTATCCTTGACCGACTTGAAAAACGCCGCAATGCAGGACTTACCACTCCAAAGCAGATAAGGCTGCTTGAAAGCAAGGGTTTTGAGCACGTCGGCTCTTGGAGCTTTGACAGCGCAAGCAGGATGATAGCTCGTATCTCTGCCAATGGTTGGAGAGTGCCGAGAGATATCGACCCGAAAACATACACACCTGAGAACTAAGGAGAAGTGAATGGATAACACAAATTTGCTTAAAATGCTTGAATACATAGACCCTGCAAGCTGTGATTATCAGGAATGGGTCAATGTGGGAATGGCTCTCAAGCACGAGGGCTATTCCGTGAACGATTGGGACAGTTGGTCAAGGTCAGACAGCCGTTATCACAGCGGTGAGTGCGAACACAAATGGCAAGGCTTTAACGGCAATGCTCAGCCCGTGACCGCAGGAACTATCGTGCAAATGGCAAAGGAAAGAGGATACAGCCCCCATGAGTTTAAGGCATACGATTGGGACGGCGAGATAGTTGCAGAAGAAAGCAGTCCCCTTGTAAACGGCGGTGAGGGCATACCGATCACCGAGCCTGCCCAATGGGATCCTGTCAAGGAGATAGTCACATATCTTGAAACACTCTTTGAAGCAGGGGAGAACGTGGGCTATGTTACGCAAACGTGGGAAACAGAAAAGGACGGCAAGACCAAGTATCTGCCTACAAAGGGCTGTTGCGACCGCACGGCAGGGGAGCTTATCAAGCTGCTTGGCGAACGTAACGGCGACATTGGTGCGGTGTTTGGCGACTACAAGGAAGAAGCCGGAGCGTGGATCCGCTTCAATCCTCTTGACGGCAAGGGCGTAAAGAACGAGAATGTAACAGACTACCGCTATGCTCTTGTTGAAAGCGACAGTATGCCAATAGAACAGCAGAATGCTGTGATGAGAGAGCTTGAACTTCCTATCGCTGTGCTTGTATACAGCGGTGGAAAGAGCGTTCACGCTATCGTCAAGATAGACGCTCCCAACTATGATGAATACCGCAGGCGTGTTGATTTTCTTTACAAGGTCTGCAAGGAAAGCGGTCTTGACATAGATAAACAAAACCGCAATCCCTCACGTCTTAGCCGTATGCCAGGTGTAATGAGAAACGGCAAGAAACAGTTCATCATTGACAAGAACATAGGCAAAGAAAGCTTTTCAGAATGGAAAGATTACATAGAAAGTATCAATGATGATCTCCCTGACCCTGAGAGCCTGAGTGCTGAGTGGGATAACCTGCCTGAGCTTGCACCACCACTTATTGACGGTGTTCTCAGACAGGGTCACAAAATGCTCATTGCAGGTCCGTCAAAGGCAGGCAAGTCTTATGCACTTATCGAGATGTGCGTGGCGATAGCTGAGGGAGTCAAGTGGTTTGGCTGGCAATGCACCAAAGGCAAAATACTATACGTCAACCTAGAGCTTGACAGAGCATCTTGTCTGCACCGTTTCAAGGACGTGTACACCGCAATGCACCTAGAGCCTGAAAACCTCAACAGCATAGACATATGGAACTTGCGAGGTCACAGCGTACCAATGGACAAGCTTGCACCAAAGCTTATACGCCGAGCAAGCAAGAAGAATTACATTGCCGTGATAATAGACCCTATCTACAAGGTCATAACAGGCGACGAGAACTCAGCAGACCAAATGGCGCACTTCTGCAACCAGTTCGACAAGGTATGCACAGAGCTTGGCTGTGCGGTCATATACTGTCACCACCACTCAAAGGGAGCGCAGGGCGGTAAGCGTTCAATGGACAGAGCCAGCGGTTCAGGAGTATTCGCCCGTGACCCTGACGCACTTCTTGACCTTTCAGAGCTTGACATTTCAGACAGCCTTTACAAGCAGCAGGAGGACGAAACTGTTTGCCGTATCTGTGAGAACTGGATGAGGAGATTTTACAGAAATACTGATGATCTTTGTTCACAGGACGATCTTGTTACGCCGTCAAAAATGCTTGAGATAACGCACAAGCAACTGCATCCGAACTCATACAAGCTTATGATGGCCGACATAGACAAGGCTAAGCTTGCAGTAAGAAACCGCACTGCATGGCGTATAGAGGGTACTCTGAGAGAGTTCCCGAAATTTGCTCCCCTCAATATGTGGTTTGATTATCCTGTTCACAGAGAGGATACTGTGGGCGTGCTTAAAGACTGCGAGGTAGAGGACATCACACCGAATTGGAAAAAGAATTTCAGCAAGAAGAAGACCAATGAAGACCGCAGTAAGGAGCGCAAGGAGAGCATTGAAACAGCTTTCAGCGGTGTGCAGGAGAACGGCAAGTGCCGCATTTCTGAGCTGGCGGAGTACATAGGAAAGAGCGAAAAGACCGTTGGAAGATACCTCAAAGAGCATGGTGGCTTTTGGATAGAAGAGGGAGAATGCGGCTTAAAAGCTCAGTAGACAGACAAGACAAATTCGAATTTTTGAACTTTAGACAGACAGGAAAAAATCGAAAAAGTGTCAGGACAAAATCGAACTTTTTTCTTGTCGGACAATATCGAAAATTACCGAGTTTGTCGGACGGACAGACAAACATATATTACTACGTAATATATATCTTTGTCCGCTAGAAACAGCGGACAAGAATATTACTAGCAGTAATACCCGACTGCACGAGAGGAGCAGATAACAATGACTGAATTTTTTATGGCAATGATACCGCCGACGGCTACAGCACAGGAACACAAGGTGGCAGTAAGAAACGGCAAGCCGATATTTTATGACCCACCCGAAGTAAAGGCGGCAAAAGAAAAGCTCACGGCAAACCTAGCAAGGCACAGACCGCCTGAGAAATACATCTGTGGAATAAGGCTGATAACGAAGTGGCTGTTTCCAAATGACGGCAAGCACAAGGACGGAGAGTACAAGATCAGCAAGCCTGACACGGATAACTTGCAGAAGATGTTCAAGGACTGTATGACAAAGCTTGACTTCTGGACAGACGATCAGCTTGTGGCGAGCGAGATATGCGAGAAGTTCTGGGCGAACACGCCTGGCATTTATGTGAGGATAGAGGAGCTATGACGATACACGAAGTAAAGAAAAGTCTTGGACGCAGGGTAAGCTACAACGGCTCTGATTGCTACGAACTGACAGGGTGCATTATCCGCAAGAGCAGTAAGACAGGTCAGTTCTTCTATCAGGCAGAGATCGCTGACAAGACTTGTGGCAATACGTTGGTGTATTGTAGTCTGGAAGAGTTGAGGTGTGAGAATGAAACACACTGACCACACCCTCTGTTGGCACTGCCGCCACGCAGTACCGACAAAGGATAAGATAACAGGAGAATACCTCACAGGCTGTGCATGGTCCATAGACCGCAGACCTGTTGAGGGTTGGAGGACGTGTCAGCACAGAATGTATGAGGCGCAAAAGGGTGGTATGATACATTCGTATACGGTGACTGAGTGCCCTGAATTTGAGGAGGGATAAAAGTGAAAAGCTATGAGGAGCGTACCAAAGACAATGAACAGAAGATAGCAGCTTTCCAAACTAAGCAGAAAATGCCGTATGAGTTCAAGGTCAAATACGCTGAGGTCAGAGTAAGGGAGTTCATTCGTGAATGTGACAAAAGAAATCTGAATACGCACATATCGGTAGGCGGACTTGACAGCATAACGCTTTTGAAATTTATACATGATTACTGTGGTTTCAGTTATGTTCCAGGTGTATCGGTATCTAGTCTTGAAGACAAATCTATTCAGCAGATACACGAGCAACTTGGAGTGATAAAGTTAAGCCCATACAAGTCAAAAATAGATATCATACGGGAATATGGTTTTCCTGTACTATCAAAAGAAACAGCCGCAAAAATAGAACTGCTTGCACACCCTACGGACAAGAACAAGACAGTTCGTCACGCTATCATAACGGGTGAAACGGGAGAGTATGGCGGTTTTCGCAAGCATACAAGAATGCAGCTTTCTCGGCGCTGGCTTGAACTGTTTGGCGGTTACGAAAATGAAAACGAGGGCGTTGACTACAAGATACCGCCGTTTAAGGTATCATCACAATGCTGTTTCTGGATGAAAGAAAAGCCGTGTGATGATTGGGCAAAGCAACACAAGAGTGTGCCGTTCTTAGGACTTATGGCAAGTGAGGGTGGCAGACGTGAAAAATCGCTAATGCTTAACGGCTGCAATTACTTTGGCAAAAGCACGATACGTTCAGCACCATTTGCCATATTTACAAGGCAGGACTTGCTACAACTTGCACTTGACCTGAATGTGCCTGTGCCTACAATCTATGGCGAGATAAAACGTGACTTTGACGGAAAGCTTTACACAACAAAGGCTCAGCGTACAGGCTGCTCAATGTGCGGTTTCGGCATACATATGGAACAGCGTCCTCACCGATTT